TTTCTTGTCTTCTACAAGTTGTTCTTCAAATTTCTTTATATCATCATCTGAAAATCCAAAGATTTGTTTATAAGCCCAATCTTTAGATGTTACTGAATTTTCTGCTGTTAAATCATTGAACACTTGAATTCGTTGTCCTAACAACTCTAATTTCTCTTGTTCATAGATTTTAGATGGATTTGTTAGTTCTAAATCAAAGTTTACTAAGTCAGCATCAGTATATCCTTGTGAGTATAAATGAACAATACCAATCTTAGTTAATTCACTAACCATAATTCTTTGTATTCTTTCTACGGTTCTAGCAAATCTAACATCTTCTGCCGCTAGTGTTGCTTTTGATTCACTAGCTTTCTCAGCATATCCATAATATGGCTGTGGTATCTTTAATGATGCTAATAATTTATTTCTTAAATATTCAATATCGTCTGTTGTTTGATATTCTAAACCACTAAGATTTTCTATTCTTGTTCCACTATCTCCACCACGAACTGGTAAGAAGAAGTCTTCTGTGATATTTTGAATATTGTATTTTAAATTGTATTGTCCATTATCATCTATCACTGGTGCTTTTTTCATTTTACCAACTATTTTTTGCATATAATTGTCAACTTCTGCTGGTGGGATATTTCCGATATCAATATTAAATATTCTTTTTTCTGGAGCTCTCATAATTCTATGGATTAACATAGCATCTTCCATAAGTGATAATTGTTTCCACACTTTACGACCACCCTCTAACATAGAACGACCATAAGGTAAAAAGTTTGAATCAGAAATCATTCTAAAGTGAGCTACTTCATAATTTTCAAGTTCTGATTTTTGTCCTTGTTGTGTTTGTCTTATATCTCCACTTTCCAATACAAACTTTGTATAATGTGGATTTTCAGGGTCTTCACCTTCTACTCTTTGAACATCATAACTCGATAAAGGTTCTACATTAGTAATACCATACTTATCATTTATATCTAACTTTAAAAAGAAGTCTCCGTATTTACATAGATTTCTTGTCCACGGGTATAAATTAAACTCAATGTTTAAAATATCATAATATAAATTATGTAAAATATCGTGTATTTGATTGTTGTCAGATTTAATACTTAGTATTTTTCCATATTCTGACTTCAATGTAGTTTCGTCTGCGTAGATATCTAATGCAGATGAAATTAAAGGGTCTGAATCCATTGCTTCATAATCTCTAAACAACCCCATACGCATTGTTTTCTGATACAATGATTGGTTATATCCACTCATTCCACTCGGACTTTTATACAAACGAGAAAATCTATCAACTAAATCTTTCCCTGTAACACTTTGAATTTGTGCTGTATCCGCTATTTTTAATTTTCTACCACCGACATTTCTAACAATTACATTTGTAGAAAATAGTCGTTGTAATCTACTGAATAAATCTCTATCAGCCATTTTTTTAATCCTCTTATTTAATTAACCAAGTTAAATCTTCTTTTTCCCCTCTAACATCCATTTCCCAAGAATCATTTGTTTCGGTATTTGAAGTATACACTCCTGGATTGTGTCCAATACCTTGAATTGCTTTCTTAGAAAGTTCTATACCTTCACTTCTTAATCTTAGTGCGGTATCTCTGACCCAAAGGGCTATTGCAAAAGACATTACCAAATCATCATTGTATCCGGTCATTGCTTCCGCTCTGTTTCCATTATAAATAAATACAAATAATTCATCAATTAATCTTTGAGAATGAACCACTACTGATTCTTCTCTAAACATTTCCTCTAACTTTGCAACAATTAAAGGTCTTGTCTTTGATGTCGTTGAAAAACCAGGAACCATATTTCGTTCTTGACTTCTATATTTATTTGTTATTTGATGTTGAACATCAACATATTGCAAATCTTTACTTGTATAAAACAAGTTTGGATATTCTCTATCAATGACTTGTTGAATTGCAGCCCAACCAATATTGTTGTTTTCCACAACCAACAAAGCATTGTTATATTCACTAGCCACATTGACTAACATATTTCCAAAATCTTGTGTAGAGATTTTACCTTTGTATTCGGCTACTTGTTCTAATGTTTCTACATCTATAATGTGAAACGCTGAATAATCTGTTCCATCACCTCTACTAACATCGGCACTCACCACATAATTTTTTGTATAGTTTGGTGGTTGCCATATCCAATAGTTAGAATCTATACCTCTTTTTTCTATTGGTTCTCTTACACTACTTTCTTTCATTTGTTCAAGTAGTAAACCATCAACAACACCACGACCAGAAGTAATAAAATCACAATCACATTCTTGAGCGGCTAATGAAGGCCCTAATAATTTATCTTGTTCATCTCTCCAACTTTGTTCTCTTTCAGGGTGAACTGACCAATGTAATTTAATAAAATTAAAATCATTAGTTCCGTCTTCAGCACCTATCCAAGTTTTATGGAAAAAATTACCAACACCATTTGGTGTAGAGATAACTAAAGCTCTACCACCAGTCGCTAGTGTTTGTTGTGCGGCTCCCCATATTGTATCTATCTTATCGATAAATGCTGCCTCATCAATAATAAGTAATGACAAGGCTTCGGAACGACCTGATTCCTCAGAACTCGCTACCGCTTTAATTTGAGAACCATTTTTATATCGTAACGATAATTTATTATCCTCAACACAAGGTTGTTTTAACCAACCTGGTAAGTTAGCGTGCATCACTCTAACTTTTGTTACTAAATTCTTTGCTGTTTCTTGTTTTGTAGCGATAACCAAGATATTCTTATCTTGTTGAAATGTCATCATCCACAATGCATATCCAGCAGTTAATGTTGATAAACCCAATTGACGAGCCTTTAACACAATATTATAATCGTGTTGCATAAAAGATTGTAGTGATTTTTCCTGAAAGTCGTATAAGTTAAAATTAACTTTACCTCTAACAGGGTGTTGGATTATTCCATACTTACCCAAAAAATAAACTGGGTCAGTTGCACACTTAGCATATTCTCTTTTAATGGCTTCTTTTAATTGTTTTTTATCTTCCATTAATCAACTATTTCACCGGCAAGTTTTATTGAAGTAGAAGTTGCAATTACACCAAATGTAAAATACAACCACTTGTTTTCATACCATTTAGGTTTAACAAGTTTAATCTGTTTTTCATATAAGACTTCTCGGTCTTTTAAAATATCTACTTGTTGAGTTTTAAAAGAAAGTAACATAGAATCAATCTGTGTTTGATTCTCATACTTTTTCATTAACTCTTCATAAACATCTATTTGCTCTGTTTGGTTCTCAACTTGAGTTTGTAAATCTTTTACTTTATTAGCCATATTAGTGACTTCTTCTTCAGTAAAAGTATAAACTTTATCTTGAGAATAAATAAACCCAAACAAAGCTAATAATATTATTAACTTTTTCATATCGTTACCTTTATTTACTAAAATCTTTTAAGAAATCTGCTGCTTTATCAGAATCACCTTTTTCAAAAGTCTTTTCCATTTTCGTTGTTTTCTTTTTAGAAATGGTTAGTTTTCTTTTTAAAGAAGTAATTTCTTTTTTGTTCTTTTTCTTATTCTTTTCTAACTTAGCAATTTTAGTTTCAACACTCTTTTCTTCTTTCTTAGATTCATCAATTTTACCTTCGAGTTCTTTTAACTCTTTAGATTTTTTAGAACCTGCGATAGCACCAAAGATTGTTCCTATTACTGCTAGTAGTCCAAGTAGTTTTTTTAACATTATTTTTCTCCTTACCTATAAATAGTTGGTTATATGTTTTCTCTCATTTTTTTCAAGTCTTTTATAGCATCATCAGCAAGTTTATTGAGAGCTTCTTCGTTAACTTTCGCTTTTTCAATTTTGACCTCTGGGTTTTTAATACCAACATCATAAACTTGGTCAACTGGTCTTTCTTCTCTCCATTGTTCAATACCTTGAATCATATCATCAACCCACGCTCTTTGATTGTCTTTTGCTTTGTTTATTGCCCAATCATCATACTTACCTTCAAGTCTTAATTTATTCTCAAAGTCTATTTGACAATCAAAACAATGTTTGTATAAATACCAAAACTTATTATCAAGTTTTTTCTTCATTGTTTTTTTACACTCTGGACAAAATAAAGGAACTCTTACCTCTGACATAATATCAGTTAATTCTGATTTTATATCACCTTTTTCTTTTTGTTTTCCTTCATAACCTACCATTGACCTTTTTTCAACTTCTTGTCCTTTTAGTAGATTACCTAATGCTTTATTCTGTCTTTCTGCTTCTTTTGAATATCCTGCCATTAAAAACTCACTAACCCTAATATTTGATTTACGGGTGCGAAAGCACCAGTAAACTTATAGGTTTTTCCTTTATACTTAAATACTATTCCTTCAACCGGAACTATTTTTTTTAATCCACCGATTGAATTTAATTTTTCTAATTGTTGTTTTAATGTTTTCATTTTTTTAATATCACCACCGGCCCTAACTTTATTAGATGCTTTAACAATATCCTTTCTAATTTTTTCTACAGCTTTTGTTGGATTAGCTGCAATAAAGTTTGATAAATTTAATAATATATCAGCTCCCACTGCAAAGAAAATCTTTTCAAATGGTAACATATTTTTCTTAACCATATTTTTGTGGTCTTGTTTATCTGTATTCATAACCCATTCTAAAAATTTTGGTTGTTTCTTTAAATCTCGTTTGATATTTGTTATCTTGTAAGACTTATCAAAGAACGCCCATCTTTTAGTCAATTTTTTCAAAATTGTTTTAGGAA